AGTTAAAGTTATATTTAAAGATGGAAAAGATTTAGTTAAGTCTTATCCTAATTGTAAAGTTTCAAAAAGTAAAAGAGAGATATTATTTGGGTAAGAAAAAAGATTATGGTTTAGACCAATTCTACACCAATACAGATGTAGCACAGATGTGTATTGATACTATCGATATTTCTAAATATGAAATAGTGATAGAACCAAGCGCAGGAACTGGCGCTTTCTATAATCTAATCAACCACCCTACAAAAGTCGGTATTGATTTAGAACCTAAGTGTGAAGGTGTTATAAAGCAAAACTTTTTTGATTGGGATGGTGATGTATTCAAAGATTTTAATTTACATCCTAAACCAAAAACATTGACAATTGGGAATCCGCCATTTGGCCGACAAGGTAGTTTAGCTATACAATTTATAAAGCACGCTTCAGTATTTTCTGATACCATAGCTTTTATATTACCACGAGGATTTAAAAAGAGATCGGTATATGATAAAGTTCCATTAAACTTTTGGAAAGTAAATGAGATTGATATACCTAAAAACTCATTCTCTTTTAATGGTGAGGTATATGATGTTCCTTGTATCTGGATTGAATATGAAAAAAGAGATACTTTAAGAACTAAAGAAAAAAAATTAACACCTACCACATTTGAGTTCACTAAACAAGAAAATGCTAATGTTAGTATTCGTAGGGTTGGTGTAAATGCTGGAACTACATTTCCGCATACAGATGTTTCTATATCGTCTCATTACTTTGTTAAGGTTGATGATGTAAATGAATTTGTTGGTAAGGTAAATAACATAAAATTTAGTGATGGTGATACTACAGGTCCTCGTAGTATTTCGAAAAATGAATTAATTAAAAGAATAGATAATGAACATATTTGATTTTACAACAGATAAAGATTCTGATAAAGAATACAAATACAAAATACTTGTATATCCAAATATAACTTTCTTAAAAGATTTGGAAAAAGATTCTTATGTCGTTGTTCTTGGCAACATTATTAGAGAACTAAACAAAGTAAGAGATGATTTATTTTTTACAATCATATCTCCATCTTATATTAATAGTTTAGACTTTGATAATACTGAACAGATTATAGCTCCTCAGATTAGTTATCCTAATTCTATGAGAATGGCTTTTCCTTTCAAAGAAGTATTCAGTAATATCAAATGGAAAGAAAATGATTATGATATTGTTTACTCTCATTTGCCAGAACACACAGGTAATCTAAAAAATCTATTATGTAACTCTACAAATATATCACCAGTATTTATTGGTTATACACACTGGACAGAGTTCAAAGAGATTACTAACTATGAGTATCAGGTTGGTTTAGCTTACAATATAGTTGGTCTTTTACAGATGAGTGAGTGTGGTATCAATACACAAGCTCAAAAGAATTTGGTATTGAAGAACGCTAAAGAATATTTTAATGATGATGTGGTAGATAAATTAGATAAGATATTACAACCACAATATCTTGGTTGGGAAATACCTAAGTATGAAAAACAAACTACAGATAAAAATATCATTGTTTACAATCACAGGCCTCATACTTATAAAAACTATCCTTGGTTCTTAGAACAGATGGATAGGTTATGGGAAAAAAGAAAAGACTTTGAGGTGTGGGTGCCACTAGCAGAAAGTAGAGAAAGAGAATATATCACAAACGAAAAGTTTGATAGAGTAGGTTACTTCTCTAAGTTATCTTCTTGTCTTGTTGGCGTATGTTGTAGACAGAAGTATGAAGGTTGGGCTATATCAGCTACAGATGGTATGAGTGTTGGTGTTCCTTATCTATTTTCAGATGATATGAGTTATCACGAACTAGCAGATGGTGCTGGCATCTATTACAACGATGGTGATGATTTAATAACTAAGATAGAAGAATTAATAGATACACCAGATTTAAGAAATGAATGGTCAGATAAAGCTTTGTGGAGATTTAAATTTAGTGTGTGGAATGAGGCTATACATCAATTTAATAGTATGATTGATTATGCAATAGATGAATTACCAATGTTAAAGGCAGATACAGATTCATATAATAAAGTCGTAGATTTTATTCACAAAAAGAAATCGGTAACAAAAAAAGAAATTTTAGATTATCTTGGTTGGGGTGTGAGAATATCTTTTAGCGGTTATAGAAATCGTTTAAGAAATGAACCAACAATAAGATTTACAAAAAACAGATATGAGGTTAGATAATGTTAATAGTAATAGCATATAGTGAATCTTTCACAGGAAATGCCAAAGCGTTAAGTGAAGCTATAAAAAATAAATGGTCAGATGCTCAAGTAAACTTAATAGGTGTTCGTGGCAAACATGATACATTTAGTAAGTATCAAGTTCAATTAGAAAGAGATGTAGTTTACAACAAAGAATCGGTGACAGACAATGGCACAATAATAGATTTAATAGAAGAGAGGTTATAGGATGAGTAATGTTTTAGAACCAAATGGTTATATAAATAATAAAAACATAGATACCGAAGTGATGTCTAAGATTATGAGGGCTCAGATAAAACGTGGATTAGAATTAGAGCTTTGCATTGTTGATAGATTAATAGGATTAATAGATGGTTTTGAAGGATTTCAATTGTATTGGGGCAAAAAACATAAAATTAATAATAGGATAGGTTATTTTGATAAGAATGGAAAAGGATTACCAAAGAAAACTTATAAACAATTGTTAATTGAGGGTATTTTCCCTGATGTAGATATTGTAATTATCAATCAATCATATGATGTTGTTTTTGTTGTATCTTCAAAAGGTGCTTTATCAGATGTTGGTGTTTATGCTACTTATGCACATGGAAAAGAATGGAATTTTCCTCTTTTTGTAGTAACTAAAGATGAAAAACGTATATTTGCTTCAGGCAAAACTAAGTATATACCACTTCTTAGAGCCGCAGGTGTTAAGGTTTATATTAGTAATCACAAAGATTATGATAAACCAACAGAAAGCGGCAAGTGGGAAAAATATGAATGGTCTGATGTAGTGTGTCCAGAGCACGTATTACACGGAGATATTCATAATTTAATTACAGAGACTAAATCAGAAAACGAATTTTTTAATTGGGAGAAATAATGAAACAACTTACAGAAAAACAAATAATAGAAAATTGGGATAAGTTGATGAAACTTATTGATGATACATTTGAAGGAGAACGTAAAGAGAAACTCTTAGAGATGTATAAATACTTTGAGGATAGAATGGTAACAGCGCCAGCTAGTGGTAAAGCAGCTTACCATAATGCTATGGTGGGTGGTTATGTAGAGCATGTTCTCCACGTTACAGATTGTGCTTTGAAGATAAAGAAGTTATGGGAAGAGGATGGTGCTATGATTAACTTTACAGATGAAGAACTTATCTTTGCTGCTATGCACCACGACTTAGGTAAGGTTGGTGACTTAGAACAAGACTATTATATTCCACAGGACTCTGAATGGCACCGTAAGAATAGAGGTGAGATATTCAAACACAATCCAGCTCTTCAGTATATGACAGTTACAGATAGAGCCATCTTTATCCTTAACCACTTTGGTATTAAGATGTCACAATGGGAATACATCGGATTAAGACTAACTGATGGTATGTATGAAGAAGCTAATAAGTCTTACTATATATCTTATAATCCTGATTGGTCATTGAAGTCTAACATCGCATACATCTTACATCAGGCAGATATGATGGCTACTCACATTGAGTTTGACCAATGGCAAAGACAAGATGAAGAAGTTAGTAATAGCTTTAAGAAGGCAGTTGTTACGGAAGAGAAACCTAAACCATCTGAAAAATTAAGTGAGAAATCACAAGATTTGTTTGATGAACTTTTCGGAGATAAGTAATGTTTTTAGAAATAAGTCTTGTATTTGTGGTTCTTTTATTAGTAACTTCGTGTTATGTAATATGGAACTTAAATACAAAGTTAGAAGCACTTGAAGCTTGGGTTGAAGATTTTATTAATACAATCGCAAGAGTTCAAAGTGAATTAAAAAAAGTAGATTACAAAGGTTATTTTGAAGCAGATGATGAAGTAGGACAAATATTTAACCAAATTAAAGCAACAGTAAGTCAATTAGATAGATTCAAAGGAGAAGAACAATAATGGCAACAGCAGTTACATCAAGTATCGCAAATAAAAAAGTCATAGCTAAACCAAAAGCTAGAGTTAAGAAAACCCGTAAAAGAAAGAAGAAAGGTAAAAACTATTACTTTAATCAGGAAACTGAAAAGGCTATCATCCGTTATAATAATACCGATGATGCCCGTTTAAAAAATATAATCTATAATGAACATATCGCTAAAGCATTTGATAAGTTAGCTGAGAATATAATTCACACATTTAAGTTCTATTACTTTGATGTGGGTTCTATAGAGGTAAAGCATGAGGTAGTATCTTTCTTAGTTATGAATATGCATAAGTTTAAAGAAGGTAAAGGTAAAGCCTTTTCTTACTTTAGTATTGTAGCTAAAAACTATCTTATTCTAAATAACAATAAAAACTATAAGATGGGTAAGATACATTCTGAAATGAAAGTATTAGATTACAAAAGAAATCTTATGGGTGAGAATACTACTAGCGAAACTGCTGAGAAGTCTGTTTTATTTGTAGATGAATTACATAGATTTTGGGATGCTAACCTTTCTAATATATTTCGTAGGGATAAAGATATCAGAGTAGCTGATTCAGTATTACATATTTTTCGTATAAAAGAAAATATTGAGAACTTTAATAAGAAGGCTTTGTATATTCTTATTCGTGAAATGACTGGTTCTAATACACAACATATTACTCGTATAATCAATGTTATGAAAAAATATAACAAAAGGTTACAATATGAGTTTGATAAACATGGAATGGTTGATATTAGTCATACTGGCTCAATTGTGAATGATTAAAAAAAAGGGGAGTTAAAAACTCCCCCTTTTTGTTTTAGAACTACTTACGGAACAAACCTACCAACACCAATAACGCGACGAGCCCAGCAAATCCGGACTGCCCGAATGTGTTGATAATTGATGTTAGGTTTCCAATAACGTTGACGCCAAAGACACCAGTTCCAAATATTACTTCAGAAACAGCACCTATTGCTACAAAAGATATCATAAGATGAGCTAAGTCATCTACATATCCTTTAACCATTGTTATTACTTCCTTCATGTTTATCTCCTATTAGTTAACAAAAAAGGGTATTTTACCCTATATATAAATATCATATATATTTATCAAAAGTTAGAGAATTGAATATTTATATATAACAACAATTCTAATAAATATCAATGAGGTAAAATATGGCTAATGATTATGAAATATTTGAGGGTAAATCCTTATCGGGTTTATTTCAAGATATTTACGAAAATACAAAAACAAATAAGACTCAATTAGAAGTTCTTATGAAAGAGGTTGTTGGTTTTATAAAAGATGGAGATACTGCAGTGCAGATTATCCCTATGTTAAAAGAATATTTAGAAATCAATGTTAAGAATGATGACCAATTAGTAAAGGTAGCTGCTATAGTACAACGTATAATAGCCGCTGAAAGTAAGGGTAGTTCTGAAGAAGAGTTTGGTTTATCGGATGCTGAAAAAGAACAACTGCTAGGTGCGATAGAAGATGCTGCTACAGACTTACAGAGTCATTCAGATGAAATAACAGACGACATTAAAAGGATTGAAAATTAATGCCATTTTTTAGACGCAGAGGAACAAGAAAAAGACACATAGATAAAACTGGTTTTACTAGCTATGATGATGTTTACGCTATCATAAAAGACAATGTAGAAGATGTTGAATATCACCAAATAGAACCGGCTATAGTTTTAAGTGTGTTACTAGATCCAAAAGACTTTCCAACTATAAAAGGACCAAATGGTAATCCTATTCCAGACTATTCATTTTATGGGACAATAAAAGCTAGATTTGCAGAAAGTCAAAAGGAAGGGGATGAAATACCAGGATTTATAAAACCTTTGTCTCCTCATATTATAGCTTATCCACTTATAGATGAGGCTGTAAATATTGCAACTCACGGGGGACAATTGTATTACTATCAACCATTAAATTTAAGAAATAAAATAAATATGAATTTAGCAGGTGGTAAAAAAGGTGATGGTAAAGTTACAGAGGGTGGAACTGAATATAACAGAGCAATACATTCTGAACACGGTGATGTAACTATAAATGGTAGATTTGGTAATGGTTTAAAGTTTGGAAGTGATCCATCTTATCAATATCCTGATATCAAATTTACAAACAGACAAGCAGTTTTACCTGTTCAAAAAGTAGATGATTATGTAACACACCCACAAGGAATAAATACAGATGGTTCTTCTATATTTGTTACCTCAGGTCCTCTGAGAAAAGAAGACCAACTAATTCCAGCTGCTGTAAGTTTATCTATTCCTGAAGTGTTAGATGGAGATATGGTTACAATAAATTCAGACAAAATAATTTTTAATGCTAAAGGTAGTAAAAGTGAAAGAAGTAACAATGGTGATATTCATATGGTTGCTAGAGAAAGAATTAATTTAGTAGCAAACAATGAAATAAATTTAGAATTAGGAGTTGGTAACTTTGGTAGAATAACATTTGGTGATTCTGATTCTAATAATGCAATATTAAAGGGAGAACAAACTGAAGACTTATTTGAGGGTATTTTTTCTTCTTTAGAAAAATTTTGTAATTCACTATCCAAAGTTACAGGTATTGCTGAAGTAGCCGATGCAGCTGGAAAATTAACAGAAGATTTAAGTAAAGCAAAAAAGTTTTTACCTCAAATAAAAAGTGATTTTGTATATATAGGTGAAAATTTTCAAGATGAGATAACTGAAATAAATGAAATAGCAGCTGAACCAGACCAAATATTCAGAACAAGTGGTGTAGCAGGTTAGTTATGAGTGTTATATCAGATAAATTAAAAAAGAGTATTGAAAAAGTTCTTAATACACCAACTAATGCAATAAAATCTACAGTTGATGAAATTGTAAAAAATACTAGATTAGGTAAAGACCAAGGAGATGAAATAAAAAATGTTTTAGATACGATAGCTAAAGTGGAATCTAGCGTAGAAACTATACAGGCTGGTATTAAATCTTTGAAAGCAGTTCAGGAAACTTTAGAAGTATCCAAAACAGCAGCTGAAGGGGTAAAGAAAGCCTCAGCTGTAGCTGCGGCTCTTAATCCACCTGCTGCTGCAGCAACAATCGCTCAAGAGTTTGTAATTACAAAAATTGAAAAAGAAGTAGAGGATGCAAAAAATACAGTAAATGTAGCTCCAACATTAGTTGAAAATTTTAAAAAAACAATGAGGGAATTAAAAGATAAGTTAAAAAAAGCACAAGAAAAAAAGAAACAAAAAGATTCAATTAGAGAACAAAGAAAAAATAATCTTAATTCTTAATATTTATATAAAACAGTAAGGAGTTAGTTATGGCTAAAACATCAAAATTAGTTAGTTTAATTAAAGAAATAGTTAGACAAGAAGTACAAAAAGAAGTTAAACAGATATTTATTAAGGAAGGAATGAAGTCCATGGCTCAACAATCTACTTTAGTAGAAGATAATGTTGTAGAGGTTCTTCCTAAAAGAAAGCCCAAACCTAAACAAAAAGTTTCATATACAAAAAATCCTGTGTTAAATGATATTTTAAATGAAACAGCAAATGCTGAAGAGTTTGATGAGTATCCAACAATGAGCGGTGAAACTTTTGATACTACAAGAATGGCTGAAGCTATGGGTTATGGAAATATGATGGGTAATGCTGAAGATAAGAGAAAAGTTGCAGCTATACAAACTGCACAAGCTGCTGGTGCTGATACATCAAATAAAGCAGTTCAAGATGTAATGCAAGATTTAACAAAGGATTATAGAGGTGTAATGAACGCATTAAAAAAGAAGGATGGTAAATTGTAATGGCTGTAATACAAAATGATTTAGATGAAGATACTTATATTGGTTTAGAATTACCTTTAGATATGAGTCCACAAGGAGTTTTTAGAAGAAGTAAAACTGCTTTACAACAAACTAAATCTAATATCAAAAATTTACTTTTAACACAAAAGGGAGAAAGGTTAGGAAACCCTACTTTTGGCACTAATTTACGTTCTATTTTATTTGAACAAGAAAATACTGATATAGAAGGAAAAATTGAAGAAGAAATTCTTGCGGCTATGGGGGAGTTTTTACCATTTGTAGATATACAAAAAGTAGAGATAGCGTTTTCACAAACTAATAAAAATTTAGTCAGAGTGAAATTAAAATTTGGTTTAAATATTGATTCTACTAGTCAAGAAGATTTAACTTTAGATTTATCAAGTTACGATGGAGAATTAGCTCAAGACCCACACGACATATTTGCACTAGAAAATGTTAGTTAATAGGAGAAAGTAAATGCCATATTCAGCACCTAAAAAATCAGTAAAAGAAGTTAGATACTTAAATAAAGATTTTACATCTTTTAAAGAAAATCTAATTGAATTTACAAAAATATATTTTCCAAAAGAGTATAATGATTTTAATGAAACATCACCTGGTATGATGTTTATTGAAATGGCTTCATATGTTGGTGATGTTCTTTCTTATTATATTGATAATCAATTTAAAGAAAGTTTATTAGCTTTTGCTGAAGAAAAAAGAACTGTATATAATATGGCACAATCGTTAGGTTACAAACCAAAATTATCAAGTGCTGCTACAACTAATATTGATATATTTCAAACTGTTCCAGCTGTATCTGAGGGAAGTGGTGCTACCTATAAAACAAAACCAGATTTGAGTTACTCTTTAAATGTAAAATCTGGAATGCAGTTAGTATCAGATAATGGTGTCACTTTTACTACAACAGAAGATTGTAATTTTAAATTTTCAAGTTCTTACGATCCTCTTACTGTTACAGTTTATGAAAGTTCAAATAATGTTCCAGTAACTTATTTACTAAAAAAATCAGTCAATGTTTCTAGTGGAAATGTAACTACAGAATTTTTTACTTTTAATGCAGCTGAAAAATATAAAAGAATAGCTTTGGCTAATAGTAATGTTTTAGAAATAATTTCTTGTAAAGATAGTGATGGTAACGATTGGTATGAAGTTCCTTTTTTAGCTCAAGATACAGTGTTTACGGATATGGAAAACACAATTAGAAATGATGACCAACTTTACACTTATGCTGACCAAGCTCCTTATCTACTAAAACTTTTAAAGACATCAAGAAGGTTTACAACATTTATTAAAGAAGATGGTAAGACAGAGTTGAGATTTGGAGCTGGAACATCAGATAGTCCTGATGAAGAGATTATTCCTAATCCAGATAGTGTCGGTTCTTCTTTACCAGGCTCCCCAACTTATTTAAATACAGCATTTGATCCTTCTAATTTTTTAGCAACAAAAGCATACGGACAAGCACCATCTAATACTCAGTTAACTATTAGATATAGATATGGTGGGGGAGTAAATAATAATATCCCAGCCAATAGTTTAAGAAACATACAGTCCTCTCAGATAGTATTAGATGGAACAGGCCTTAGTACTAATTTAGTTAATCAGTCAAGAGCTTCAATAGCTATAAATAATCCATTGCCTGCTGCTGGCGGTAGAAGTGCTGAAAGTATTATAGAAGTTAAAAATAACACTCTAGCTTATTTTCAAGCACAAGCAAGAGCTGTAACTAAAGAAGATTATATAACTAGAATATACGCTTTACCATCAAAGTTTGGTAATGTCGCAAAAGCTTACATTGTACAAGACACACAATTAGATAGTAAATCAGGCGCTAACTCAGATAATAGAATTATAAATCCGTTAGCTCTCAACTTATATGTTTTGGGATATAATGCTACTAAAAAACTAGCGAATGTTAATCAAGCAGTTAAAGAAAATATACAAACTTATTTAACACAATTTAGAATGGTTACTGATGCGGTTAATATAAAAAATGCTTTTGTAATTAATGTAGGTGTTAACTTTAGTTTATTAACTAAAACTGGATATAATAAAGAAGAGGTAGTTTTAAGAGCTATACAACGTGTAAAAGATTTTTTTAATATTGATAA